GTAAGCCCAATAATGTTTCTTGGCATCAAAGATCGTATCGATCTTGTTTTTGTTACCGTAGTCCGTAATAAGTGCTGTATGTACGTTTGCGCCAACAGTAGAGCCATTACCAGCTACACTTGTGTTGAATATTCCAGATGCGCCAGCATCGGCAGCGTTATCAGTGACCACCGCTGTTGTAGTAAGAGCCGTCGTGAGATTGCCCGCACCAACAAGTAAGTCAATCAAAGTAGTGAGCTTAGTGATACCAGCACTAGAGAATCCGTTGCTAGATGCGAGTAGTGCGTTCTTCAAATGCAGATAGAATACTTTCTCATATAGAGATGGATTAGGCAGAAATGCTGTCTTATAGTTCGTTCCGTTTATCTTAGTATGCGCTAAACTGCCCCATTCCATATCCAGTAAGAAGAAGTCTATCCAGTAATCAGCATCTCGAAGACATTTTGCTTCTAGTGTTGCCGCGGTTTCAGTATTATTGAGTGCAGTGTCTAAGTCAGTGTAGAAGCTACTGTCAGCAGCTTTTAATGCGGCATTGGCAGTGGTAATTATAGTAAATCTAGTATCTTCAAGAATCTTACGATCCGATGATAACTGAGGAACAACATCAGTATATGCGCCAGATTCTGGCTTACCTTTACCTATAATTCTATAGTCGTCTATCTGTGTCGTAGGAATAGTAGGCGTTGGACCAGTACCGTCAGTTGAGTCTCCTCTATACGTTGTTGTGCCGCCAATACCAAAGGTGGTGTTAGGACATTTTAGAAGTGCTTGTGATCTACGAACTACTGAGAAGTTATCGCCCAGACTATTGTTTCTTGTTTCCCAAAAATATCCATCGAAGTTGTCATATATTCCGAATTTTCTGATTGATGGATTAGGAGAATATTCTGTGCCGTCAGCGCCTTGTGTGCCGACTGTCGATTTTATACCGAATGTGGCTGCTGATACGCGACCTGGCTGATATCTAAAGAATCTTTTTGACGTAAGAACTGCTACTTTGTTTCTAGGTGCTTCTACTAATGCACCAGCTTCTGTAGGAAGATGCTTAATGCCATGTCCTTGCTCAGAGGCAGTTGAGCTACCTATGTGATACGCTGGACTACTTGACCACTCAGATGGATTAACGTCATATGTGTTAACATCGGCAAATATACCTAATGCAACTTCTGCTCTGGGTATGCCCAAGAGAGATAGTGCAACCTCGGACTGTACCTTATTCTGTTCGACTACAGGAATAGCAGTCTGATCAGTAGCTACTACTACAGGAATAGATTTGTCAGACGTTTGAGCACCAGGAGATACTGGTGTCGTTCTACCGACATTTACTACACTGGAGTTATTGTTTACATTTGTTATGCTTGACATATTCCTTCCTTAAGTTATCGTACCTTGTGCCATCACAAAAGTATCGATTGTATTTATTGTTCCGCCAGAGCCGCCTGCTACTAAGCCGTTAGTGCCTCCACCAGGTTGTCCATTGATGAATATTCTGCCGCCCCCAATAAAGTCTATGAAGACTCTTCTCGTATTTCCGGTGCCAGTGATATTCTGAATAACACCATACTTAATGCCTGTATCTGTATTGAAGCCTGTGTGACCACTACTCAACTTGACGAATTGACCGATATGTAAATATTTATTGTTGATGCCAGTTGCGTCCACAGAGTATCTAGGGTTATTACCCGCTCTGTTTAATGAGTGAGATGTTCCAACACCATCGGTTAAGTTTAGTATCTCGTGTCTTTTTATAACTAGACCGGCTCCAGATCCTATCACTGTGACCAATGCAGTGCCTGGGCCACTCTCTTGTACTAAAGTGAATCCGCTTCTGGCGCCTTCACTGCCTGTTACAGCAGACACTTTACATACAAGTGGTCCAGCAGTGTATGATGGAGTTGTAATATTGCCACCAGTGATCGCTCCTGTGATCGTGACTCTATCGCCTATGTTCAGTGATATACCACTGGCAGCAAGGAATTGGCCTGCTGTACCGCTGATAGATAGATTAGCAGTTGATAATGTCGTGCCGAGAGCCTTTAAGTATGTGTCTGCCAGGCGTAGTTCTCCAACAGCATAGTCACATCCAGATACAAAGTAAACTGCGTTGTCGATTAAACCACCAACAACAGTGCCGCCACCACTTTTATATTTTACTTGATCGCCTATACTATATCCATGACTACTGATAGTTATAGATTCTTTTACTGTTGCGTCCACAGAACTAGCTGCATTAAAGGTTTTATTGGCCTCGTCAACATTTTCAGCGACATTTGATTCCCATTGGCCATTGGCTAGCGTAGCTAGTGCGACTTCATTTCGATACGAAGAAGACCACCCCATTCCAACGTGATTAGCATTTGCTGCCTTCAGAGTATCGAATGAGAATTGACCAGCAGCATCTTTAATTTTTGTTGACAATGTGTTAGTGATCTGGAATCCAAATTCGCCTGGTTTAGTAGATTGATCGATAGACCTATTACTAAGAACTATAGCGTCTTGTGCTCCACTAGAGACTGTGCCGGTTCCAGTGAATAGTGCGCTACCTAAATTACCAGAGTCGCCATCATCATAAATAAACTCTGCCCCTATATAGTTAACTACAGCATTGTTGCCTTCAGTAAAGTCTGTGTCGCCTAGATCAATGATAGTGTAGCGAACTCCATGCTTAAGACCGGTTGCGCTGTCTGCGCTATAATCGGCTGCGTTTTTGATTGTACCGTATAGGCTTTCTACGCCAGAAGAATTTTTCTGAAGGTAGAATGCCTTGTGTATTATCTCTGCCGATACACCACCGGTTGCTGTTTGATCTAGTGCGAAGTCTACTCCGTTCTCTTGATACTTGAAATCTGGACTAGTGAATGTCTGACCATTAGTCAATGTAATATTTATCGAGTCGAACTCACTATTAAGAATATCAGGATTAGGTAAGAATTCGTTAGCCGGGCCAGTCAACACATTAGGAGACGATAGAAGGAATGTAGATCCATATACATACAGACCACTTCCGCAATTCCGTATCATGTTGTTAGTGATAACACCTCTAGTTGTTACTGAAGCATTGACACTATCTGAGAAGTTTGACATTATATTGCCAATAACTTGCGTATTTGTGCCAGAATCTATCACTAGTGGAGAATATGCAAATCTATCACTAGTAGATCCATTGCTGATCTCACAGGTATTGATTTTTATTTCCACAGGAAAAGTCGCAAATACTCCTCCGCCTGCTGAATTCTTAATTCTGCATCGATCTAAAATAACGCCTAGAGACTGAGTGCCAAAGTTTAGAAGATAGTTCGTCTCAGGTGACGAACTATCTGGAAAGATAAACTGATTACTAACGTTGCCGTCTATGTCTACTCCAACTATAGATATATTTTTTGCATTAACAGTTGTTGCAGACTTGATTATGTTTGAGTGTGTTGTTCCAGATTCTCCACCAGACCATGGCATTCTTAATATCTTAGTGACATTAGGAGAACCGGCTAAGCTGAAGTTGTCAGGAAGAGATAATGTCGTCACAATATAAGTCTTAGGATTTAGCTGTAAATTTCTTTTATTAACAGCAACCTTTGTGCTGATAGCAGTTGCGATATCAGCGGTATCATTGTGTGTAACAGAGACTATCTTATCACTATTCATATAAAGTACAGTAGAAAGATTAATCGTGAAAGTGCTAGTCGAGGTTGTGGTATCGATAGAAGATATTGACGTATCAGCCCAACCTCTAAGTGCAGTAGCCGGTGGAGTTACAGGAAAGTGTGTGATTGGATATGATGAACTATAGCTGTTATCTAAAGGATCTTTGCCTGACCAACTAGTGTAATCAAAGGTATAATAGTCTGTCCATAGATTTGATCCTGTCGGACCAAACTCTTTAGGTCCAAGAACAGTGAGTAGTTTATATGCTCCTGCTCCTCCAACTTGTCGATATATCGCTAGTCCTCTATTCGCAACTGAAATTTCTGATCCAGTAAAGGCTAATCTAATAAAGTAGTCTGTATTGAAGGCCGATAACACATCAGCATTTCCAGTAGTCACACCTGTCTTAGAAATTGTAATAGGCACAGCAGCACTTGCTGATCCTATAACGCCTGTAATAGTATCAAATTTACACACTTTATAATTTATAACAACTTGAGTATCACCAGCACCATGACCAGTAGTAGTAAAACCACTCGCGGTTGCGGCAGTTGTCAAGTTAGTTGCGTCGAGTATAGATCCTACAGCCTCTGCTATAGACGCACCGAAGACTCTTACTGAATCGCCAATTGAGTAGTTCGGAACAAGAGATGTGTCGGAGATTAATATCTTACTAGATTGTCCGTTATCGACAAAGAGTCCCGCAGTTTCGTTTAAGCTGTCTCTAACGTCTCCGTTATCGAATGAGTCGCTATATGTATTAAACAAATTAGCGAATGAGTCTTCAATCAATGCGTTTACAAGGTCAGCACTGTAAAACTTATTTAGCGTACCCTCGTTAATATTATCACTTGTGATAGTGAGACTATTAGTTGTATACCTTAACTTAGCATCTGTTGAGTCGTACTTAATGAATCCTGAATTATTTGCCAGATCCCCTAGATCAGATACGATCTTGGGAGAAGAGCCTACGGTAGGAGGCTTATTCACAAAATTATTGTAGTCTAGAAAATATGATCCAGCTTTATATCCACTGTTAGCGAATAGTGTCGTCGCTCTTAATCCGTTCGAACCATTGCCATCGGGATCATATGCGTTTAATCCGCCTACTATTAAGCCTGCCTTTTGAATGAATATTTCAGCGGTCAGTATAGAGGAGCTCAAGTCAGCTAATGTTATTTTCTTTGACTGATTATCAGATATATCAGTAACAGCAAAAACGTCAGTCGCTACTATAGTAGTGCTGTTAATCGATGCTAATTCTGTAAACTTTTTGTTTGCCATTTACCTTTATCCCTAGAGTGGTAAGTATTCTTTTATTTATACTGTGCGTAGATTAACTAACTCTTTTCCATACGTAAGTCGCAATATATGGCTGTAGGTTGTTGTGAGTTTCAGGTCTATTATTCGAGTTCGCAAGTCTATTTTCTTGAGTGTGATAATCATACTCAAGCTCTCCTGATGATATATCGCTCAATGTTCCTTGTGAATTATAACTTGAACTACTACCGGCATTGTTTGTTGTGTCGATGCTCCAACTATTACCTGGACCATGATCATACCATTTGTGGTTATGATTCATCTCATCTTGAGCTAACTCGTGTCCGGTGTACCCGCGCTTATCTCCTACAGCAAATAGCTCCTGAATGGCAACAGCATTTGTGAATCCTGAATATGTTTCCACCGAACCTTCAGAGAATGGACAGGTGATAGTGTCGTTACTTATAGCTGTAATAGTTCTACTTGAGGAGTTAGGATCATAATATTGCCATCCGGTTATTCCCGATATGGTCACCTTATCGCCAATAGACATAGGATGCTTACCATTTGCTAGACCAGTTACGTCTACAGTAAAGGTCGCAACACTGCCATCATGGCTGCCCTGTGTTATCGATATACCCGTAGTGTCTGCACCTACGATTGCTCTACCTTGTGCGAATGCTTTCCAACTAGCGGAGTTAGTACCAACATTTAAGGTTGTGTATGGATTCTCATCCTTCGTAGTTATGTAAATAGCGCCTACAGGATAAATGGACTCTAATATAGTTTTGAGTGCGGCAGATGTAAGACCATTAGACGTGCCTGATGTGTTCTGGTTACCTGTAGAGTTAACACCCGGTAAGTTTATGCTCGCGCTACCATTAAATGCTACTCCGCCTATGGTTCGGCTAGTAGCTAGTGTTGTGGCTGTAGCTGCATTACCTGTGCATGATCCAGAAGAGCCTGATGTGTTACCCGTGACATCGCCAGTCAAGTTACCCGTGACATTGCCAGTAAGGTTAGAGGTGATGGTGTCTGGCAATAGAGCGTCAGCTATTTTTAAATTGGCGCCAGTGATTTTGCCAACATCATCTCCACTATTATTTATTCTAAGTGATCTAGTTCCCCCAAGAATCTCAAAGTATCCATGGTCTGCGCTAGTTTGTTGTGTCCACTTGGTCGCACCGGCTAGAGAGAATGTTAGAGATGTTGCAGCAGCTCCGTCTATTCTAATATTACCGTCATCTAACAGAAGATTCTTATCAAGAGTTATTGTAGAGCCTTGAGCAGTAATATTATCGACTGTGATCTCATGACCGGATTCTAGAACTATGTCTCCGTTAAGCTTGATGTTACCCGCATTCGTCTCACTGTCTCCCAGTGTGACTCCTTTGTTAGCATGGTCGATTAATGCGTTTGTTCTATCTCTCCAAACTCCGAAAGTTGTGCCGTTAGCAATATCGTCTATGTTATTTGTGCTCATTTCGTCATCTCGTTAACTGTGTTTTGTAGAAGTGTCATTGCGGTCTCTAGCTTACACAATCTAGCTTCTAGACCTTTGATGTATTTATCTTTCGATTTTTGAGCGACTGCCTCCCTATAAGCAGTGGCATCAGTGTTTACTAATCCACCGCTAGACTCTCGTGTATATTCCTGTTGAGTTATCATGTTAGTGCGATAGCTCTATAGTCGTATACATGTGGAAACAAATTAATGTCTGGAGTAACGTTGGGAGTTCCAGCTGCTGATAATTCTCCTGAGGTCATATGTCTCATGACTAGCTTCAACTGAAAAGACATATAGTTAGTCGAGTCAACACTATTCAGGTCATATTCAAACTGTCTATAGTCACGAGTGTTAGCTACATTAGAATATAAATGTGCATCTTTATTTGTCAGCAAAATCCAATCGCTAGGAGACTCGACATTAGTCGGATAAACATATCTAGTATACACGTCCACTATAGTGCCAGGAGGTCTATATGCGCTCAACAACACTTTCATATCATCCGCATATAGTTCATCCTTAAGAACAACTTCTTTAGTTATCCAATTCGAGGATGTCGCTGCCGAATTTGTTATGTCATACTTATATACATTAAGCATTGATAGATCAAAATCTATGATCGGTGATGCCGCAGTGTATCCACTATTGCCCATCGATACCTTAATTATAAAGTCTTCAGCCGCGTCTGTTACTGCTCTATTAGAAGCACTCTTAATTGATCTTGCAGAGTTTATAGTATACGTATTGGCGTTTGCCGCTACTGGTCTATCGATACTAGCGCCGTTCATCAATGTTAATTCAGTCGATGTTACATTAGAGTTACTTGTATATATCTGAGGCTGAAAATAAGAAATATTCTCATCGTCTACTGTTGATATGTACGAAAATGCACCAGTATTGTATCCTATAATCTTCTGATTATTATTTCTAACTGTACCACCACCCGCGAGTCCTGTTCCAGAACCTGTCGCTACGAAGGTTTGTCCTACTGTCGGAGTAGATCCTGCTCCTATGCCGTTCCATACGCTAGAGTCTGATCCTACGCTCACGATTGTGTATGTATTTCCAATAGACACGGTCGTTATAGCTACAGGAGCATTGTCGTTGAAATAGTTAGACTGTCTAGCAGAACTTGCGTTTAAGAATAGACTTGTAGGTCGATTCTTATTGTAGTGTGACACTCTACCCGCAGAGCATATGTACGCTGTGCCAGTTGTTCCTGTACCGCTATATGGAGTCTCTAGAGTTATCACTGTGTTAGATCCAGTAGTTATTCCAGTGATCTTAGATAGAAGCTTATTCGTGCCCGATTCAATATAGACATAATCAGTAGACGTGAACGCTGTACTTCCTGTGATCGTGAGAGTCTGTTTAGTGGTACCAGATATTGAGCCGCTGTATGCCGTTGACTTAACTACATAGGCAAGCTCATCATTCTCGAACTGGCCAGTTGTATCTCTGACTGTCAAGAACTCAGGACTATTAGGAACAAGATTTATAAACTCTTCTGTAACAGGATTAGTCACTAGAGTCGAGTCTTGAAAATTGTGTCTCTTTAAGTCAAACTTGATATCTTCGTCTTGATAAGATTTCCATGCACTATCATTAGTAGAAGTGAATAGAACTCCATCGCCCCAATCACTAGTCACAGCCTGATTTAATGTAACATCCGTTCCACCAACTTTACTCGTCCATATTAGGTAGTCTGGAGAGTTTGCATCAGGTAACAATACGAAGCAGTACTCAGATTCTACATTCAGTCTTACGGGATCTTCGAATGTGAACGTGGTCTTTGTAGCAGCAGTATCTGAAACGAATACGTCTGCACTACGAAGATGCTTTCTTCCGAAAGCCACAACATTAGCAGAAGGATATCCATTTGACACTTCACGTATCTCTAGAGTAATGCCAGTGGTCAAGCTCTTAGACTTAAAGAAAACATCTACCTCTTTTATCAAAGCGATATTAGAGTCGTTTGTAGTTGAAGATTGTACCTTAAATGTCTGGGCTATAGGATCGCCAGCTATTCTTCTTCGTACAAGTCTTTCAGTGATATCAATGTCTGTGTCAAAATCTACAGTTCTGGTATTCACATTAAGAGCAGATTTATTGACATTAAAGTTGTATGCTCTATAAGATGCACGAGCATATGAAGTCTTAGCAGAGCCTATAGAAGTGTATGTATCAACATCCGAAACCTCTAATATGTTTTCTCCGACAAAGAATGTGCCTTCTGGTATTTTGAAAACCGCTGTCAATGTTCCATTAGCGTCAGTTCTAACCGCAGCTCCTTTTACACCATTAATCTGTACATCGTTAACGTCATCGCTAGTCGATGATATCATACCAGGGTATACATGAGACGCTATGTCTATTTGCTGAAAGTAGAAGTAGTGTCGTGTGCTAGGTCTTAATCCACCTATGAATATTTTAACTTCTTTGGATCTGACATAAGGCTTCATGTTTATATCTGTCACGAAGTTACCAACACCAGTGGTAAAGCTATTAGTGCTACTGGTCAAAGTAGATGTTGTTACTCGCTGATTTTGCTCATTAAATCGTCGGCGATTTTCAGTAAAGTTTCGACTATCTAATACCTCAACATCTTCTTTTGTTAATGGCATAATTTCTTGAAGATTGTCAACTAGATCCAGTATAGGACCAGCTATATCGATTTCAAAATCTATAGCTGGATTCTGAATCACATCATAGCCAGAATCAAATGGGGGTGAAATGAATGCTTTGCCAGCATAATTGTAGAAGTTAGAAACACAGTTTCTGAAGCTTGTCGCATATGGTTGACTGATTACTGATACGCCATCGGCACTACTCACTGCTATAGTGGCTACGTTTTTCCACTGATTTGCTGTGCTGCCAGATAGATACGTCAAATCGATTGGGAACTGCTTCACTGCAGGACTTACGATTGTTCTAGACTTATCTAGCGAAGCTTTAAACTCAGGATCAATAACTTCGCCGAGTAATAAATCATTAAAGGAGTCTGCTAAGATTCCGTTCTTGAACCTGTCGGTGCCATCAGCACCTTTGATCAGAAGACTTTTAGTGTCTTGCTCAAGTAAACTTAAGCTGACCAAATTTACCATGCTGTCAACTTTTTGTTCAAGTTTACCGATATCTTTCATAGTATAATTGTTTACAGAGATATCCTTAATCTGTATTCTATCTTCGCCAGTAATTCTAGTTACGTTACCAGGAACAAAGATAGTAGTTAATGCAAACTTATCGTCAGTGTTTGGTGCGCTAGGATTTTCACTCTCTGTTCCTTTCAAGATGCTTATGTTCGAATATTCATCAACAATGATTCGATCTACTCTTGATAAGTAGTACTCGTGCGTAGCAGAGATTACGCTATCTACTCCAATAGCTATACCGTTACTAAACGTTACTGCGTCTAATGTAGTTGCTGATCCGGCACCACCTGCTTGTTGTGCATATCCTACTTTAGGTGTTGCGTATGGTCTAAAGTCATAGCAGTTCAACGGACTATAATCTATACCGTCCTTAGCTGTAAACTTTCTAACCAAATTCTTACTGGTAACGCCAGCGTAACTGTCTACTGTTAAATATCCACCAGCACTTGGTGTTGTTCTAGAAAGAACCTTAACATTTATAGTTAGAGCTGATCTAGTGCTAGATATGCTCTCTCCAGACTTCAGCTTAATGTATGATAGATCGTAGAAAGTGTCTTTTTGATTATTTACTAATCTAAACTTACCTGTAACGTCCTTAGGATCATCTCCACCAGTGTTATCTGTGACAGAGATTAACTGTATTGCATTAGGTAGACCAATATTCGCAATTCCTGTGCCCTGATTTAGAGTGGATTTAACAAACACGTCTTGCTCTGCTAACGAATCTTGTGTAGTATTGGTTACTATGGCATCATAGTAGATTATAGAGTTGTCGTCTAAAGCGTTATTGGTGAACTTGATAGTCACTGTTCCATTGCCGTCTATAGTAGGCGCAAGGGCTGGCTTGAGTATTGCGTTAGATTCTATAGCAAATATATTATCTATCTGAGGAAATTCGTTTGCAGTTGCGGCTATAGTGACAACATCATGGCTACTATCACTAGTAGCAGTTGAAGTGATTGTTCGTCTTTCAACCAAATTCACATTAGTGATGCTGGTCATACTAGATTTACCAGCATCAAATATTCTTCTAGCTCTATTTGGATCAAAGAACTTAAATCCGCCAGTAGCGATTACAGTCGTGAGACCAGCGTCAGACCCCAGTTGTCCTATCTGTGTAGGAAGAAGATTCTCCTTACCTGCAACGGTTACTACGCCGTAAATATATATTCGACCTTTAGCGTAAATATCGGCCACGCCATATACGTTACCTGGCGTGACGTTAGATACTGAGCAAGTCGCAATCGTACCACTACCATCTATCAGTCTATACCTAGTTCCGTCAAGATTGAAATTATGCAATACTTGAGCATCAGATGAATCGAACTCTAAATATTGACCATATCCTATGCCAGTGTACTGATTTGTTTTAGTCTGTGTTGTTGTTGTTGGAGAAATAGCAAGCTTTTTAGAAGAAACATTACCTATCTCTCTTCCGAATACGTAGGCTTTACCTGGAGAAACTACAGCATACGATGTAGATCCAATCTGTTCTAGAGACGTGTCTAGTCCATTTGTAACATAGTTGCCAGATTCTTCATAAGTTCTTCTTGCCAATTCTGTCGTGATAGAATTGAATTCTGTTGTGCTTCGTATTCTAGTTGGCTTACCATCTACATATCGAATAAGAGCGAAGAATTCTGTAGGCTCTGACGCTGTTGGATAAGATACCAATGTCGGCACTAGTTGAAGTCTGTCTGCACCTGGAGCATTCTCGTTGTTAAATCCTGAAGCATTGTCTAATAGGCTAGTATCTGCACTAGAGTTGATTAGATTTTCGCTTACAGTGAAACCGACTGAACTTGTTCCAGGCGTATTAGTGTACTTCGATACAACTATAAACTGGTTGTCTACAAATATGAAGTGACCTTTTTGATATATTACGCCTTCTTCACATGATATGCCAAAAGATTTGCCTGCATGTCCTGCGCCTGTATTAACAGTAACACTCTGTACAGTTTCTCCACTAGAGTTTTTAATGTCTAGAATTTCGCCTTGTATAAACTCTTTCACATCACCGGCGGTCGTAGAATCCAGTGCAGTGTTTCTATAGTTTATAAAGAAAGTCTTCAGATTTGGATCTTGAGTTTGGAAGCCATTCTGACCCTTAACTATCTCGGCTTGTATTCCAGAGGTCTGTCCAGTAACAGTGAAAGTGGTCTTAACGCCAGTCTCGTTGTTTATTATCTCGTCAAACAGAGTGGGATCTGAAAAGCCAGCCTGATCATTTAGCTTGATATAATTCAAATCATCACGAGCAGTTAAGTTAATGCCGCTAATGATGGTTCCTTCTTTATAGATATTTGATCCAAACCTCTCGACCTGCTTCTGAAGAATAGTCTGAAGTTGAGTTAGCTCTCTAGCCTGTACCGCTTTTGCCGGTTTAAACAATACTCTATTGAATTGCTTAGTCTCGTCAAAATCGTCGTAGTATGGAGAAACCTTTAAATCTGTATTGATGCCCATGGATTACTCTTTCCTTAAAAGTCAAATATGAACTTTATCTTCTCTTTACGAGTCGCAGTTCTTTCTATAGGATCAAAGTCCATGAAGTGAAGAAGCTCTCCACTAAATTCGTTATATGATCCATAAGTTATGGTGTCAGTTGTATTTATACTATCCGTACTGACATTGGCTGCTGTAAGTGTGGACCTAATCTGTATAGGTCCAATATGTAGCTTGCTCTTGAAGTTACCCTTATAGTCAACTAACCTAACTACAGTGTCGCTCTCAGAGGTAAATGTTGCGCCAACTGTGTTGCCCTCTACAGTCACTATTGCGCCACCACCTGTTGCTGTTACAGTAAAGCCCGTTACGCTAGGTGAGGTGCCTGTAACAGCACTCACTAGATATCTAGTGCCTGACGTGTGTCCCGTGATCGATCCTGTGCCAGTGAACGTACCGTCAACAAGAACTCTATCTCCTACCTTAAGTGTCGCGGCCGCACAAGTAAATTGTCCAGAGGTACCACTAATAGCGACACTATTTAACGTTCCTCCTCCTAAGAGGGATTCGTGTATTCTGGCGACAACAGTCTCTTCTCCTGAAGCACCGGTGAGAGTTGATATAGCCTTGGATACCTTGCCTCGTTTGGTAACATTTGATGCTTTCCATGCAGAAGTCCCACTTGAAGTGAACTTACTTCCAAGTGATGGCACAGAGTCTCCAGAATATCCAGTAGTCCATCCTAATGCTGTCCAGTCGGCTAGTGTCATAGCCAATGTTGTAGGAAGAACTCCGTCGGCAGAGTTTACGCCAAGATCGGTTATGATATACTCTTCTGAGTCTTGTAAATCCCTAACGTCTACAGGCTGAATGTGTTGTGTGACAAAGTGATTTACAGGATAGCTGGTAGCCTTTGATAGCCCTACGAACGTTAACGATGCTCTATTATCAAAAGAAGTAGGAGTGGAGCTGTTTATAAATGTAGGATTTTTTATAAGTCCAACCTTAGTGTAATAGTTAGAATCTGGCACTGTAGTAGACTCACCGTTAAAGTCTGTGAGTATAGCAAGTCTACTCATGGCCATTTCTGATATGGGATTAAATCCATGGCCGCCAGTAGGCGACACTACTGCCCTTAGAGCAGTGAGTCCAGGAACAGTTATGATTTCAGGATAAATCACCTCGGCACTAGCGAATTTATAGTTTGATCCTCTTTCAGCGAATGCTACCTTAGATAATGTACCTAACGCATCTATGATTCCGTATGCCAAACAAGGAGTTCCTGAAAGATCGCTATTGCTAACGTTTATTTTGATAACTAGCTGACACTGTTTGCCTGTAGCTCCTGCGCCCTGAATTGTGTCTGTAGTCTCTAATGCAACACTTATCGTATCGGCTGACGGAGTACTTGATGTGACCACATCATATAATTTTCCGTTAGAAGACCTTAAATACATTCCCTTATACGCATTACTAGCCTGAGCTAGAATTCGACCAGTTTTAGGAGTTATACTAACGACGACATCTTTAAATCTACCATCAGTTCTTGCAACCTCTGATACCAGAGTTACATCTGATCCATTTTCCGCACCCGTTGCTTGTCCAAATAAGAACTGGTTAAATTGTGCAGATGGAGTTTGCTCTACTATTATCTGAGAGATTTCTTCTTTAGCAGAAGAGATAACGTCAGTGTTTCCATAATCTGGATAAGGCAAAGGTAAACTATCAACAGTCTTGTATACCAATGCATCAGAGTCAGATACAGTGAAAAGATATTTCCATACGTATCCGTCACTGCTAGTGATAGAGATATATGTTGTTAAATCTATATTAGAGAATGTAGGCTGAACGGTTGATGCAGTGCCGTTATTATTATCTAAACACTTATAGATATAATAATTTCCTTGATCGTCCTTTACAGTCACTATACTATTGGCGACTGCGATATCTTGCACATCATCATAATCGTCGTATATGGTACCTGTCGTCCAGCTATTCTCGTAGAACATATATCTAACGTCTGCGACATCGACTTTATTTCCAAACACCACCCGTCTCTGAAAGTCTCGCTTCTCTTTTTGCGTATTGACTATGCCGGCTGTCTTATCAATTGACGATGCCATTATGTAATAGTTTGCTTCTGGTCTAAGAGCATTTAACTGGTCGTCAACGAATCCTCTGATCGCAGTCGTATCATCAGCACCTAATCCTAGGCTAGCTGAGGTATTGTAGCTGCCCAAGAGCGTGGTGAAGTTTTCTCCCAAAGAAGCATTGAGATTCTTGAACGAAGTAAACAGCTCGTTCGTGTTCTCAATCCTAAAATTTTCTGTTATTACTTTTGCCATTTTTAATCTCTTATTAGGTAATCGCTACTGTTCTCTGTGCTTTCGTTGTTGGTCCAATTATGTAAGGATAACTAGGACTTCCGTCACCTTTTGTGCTGATAAAGTATGCGTATGTTCCGTTGGGATAATCTGGAGTAACACAATATCTTCCGTTATGCTCGTCTAAAGATCCTAGATTAGCCACATATTCATAGTCTTGTATAAAGGATCCATTACTCTGCTGTGCAAAGCTAAACACTCTACCAGATGAGACCTGAGTCTTCAGTACATAAGAGCTTGTCATAGAAACAACAGATCCCTTAACAGTAGGTGTCGCATATCCTTTAGGTCCATATATTGGATAACCATCAAAGGATATACCAACAATCTTAGAGTGCCCATCTGCATGAGTTAGACCAGAAGTATAATATGTCGAGCTGGCTGTGAATACGCTATCCCATCCAGAAGACAAGAACTTACCAGATCTATACGTGTATATATCTGTGCTAGTATCGCTATTATCTATGGGCTTGGCATCACACGGATCTAGGTTAAAGTCTTCGTTTTTATGTACTACGTCCCAGTTGAATCCTAAAGGAGCATTGGCTACTGGACTACTTCCAAACAAGCCAATGTCTCTAGTAAATGGTGGCATTATCAGCACACCATTAGATGTGATGCCTACCGCATGTGAAAGTAAAACGCTTAATGTCTCGGGAGATGAATGTTGCACTCCATAGGTCAGTCCTGTTGGAGTGCCTGCTGTGGTCGTTAGTGCAGAGCCTGCTGATGTAGTTAGCGTAAAGCCTGTTACGTTAGGCGAGGTGCCTGTGACTGCATTCACTAGCCCTATGCCAGGAGAATAGTTATTGATCGATCCTGAGCCACCAAATGTGCCGCTAATCGTTACTATGTCGCCTACCTTAAGTGTCGCGGCTGAACAAGTAAATTGTCCAGTGGTACCACTAATAGAAACTCCAGTGAGATTTGTTCCTGGTACATATGATATAGGCGCAGTCACATCTTGAGGACTATCTACGACACCATTGCCTCCCAGATAGCTTATTGTATACGTTTTACTGACATCGCCAGATATACTTCTACTATCAGAAAATGTTCTGGCTGTACTACCATTATTCACCAAGTTATCTCCAGCTTTAGCCGGAAAGGGATCATGGTCGGTAGTAAATATAAGTGTAGACATATTCTTTCCTTAACTCACTGTTTCAATGTATGCTGGAAGTTCTCCAACTATAGGAGCGCCCTCTGACCATATTTTCCATTGGAAATAGGCATTAGGAAACGTCTCGCCGCTAGTGTCAAGTGTTGAAGGATCAAGTATAAAGACCAGAGCGACCATAGTTATATTACTTCTATTTATCTGTGTATTTTTGATGTCTATTGATGCGGACAAAGCTTGTTCGGGATTAGTAGAACTGTAAGCAGGAAGAGTAATTGTGGCAGACCTAGCAGTTGTTATGCCATCAGTCGCTTCAATAGCAAATCTGAATCCAGAAGTTTGATCTCTACTACTGATATTAACAGCAAGAGTATCATATCCAATCCAATTATTTCTAGAAGATAGATTGATGTAAACTTTATCTTCAAGTACCTCGGTACCCTCGTGTGAGTCGTCTTTGAAGCGAGTGGTACCAACTATAGTGTTATACTTATTCGATATATCATATGCAGTAAGAACTGGATAAGGTATAAGCACTTCGCTTGCAGACTCATTATCCGCAGCAGATTTTCTGGTGCTTATAGATGCATTATCTGTAACGCCAATCTCATACGCAGAATCAAGCTCAACTTTACTCATGAATCTAGTCTTGAGCGTGGAGTTTGGAGAAAGTACGTCTCCAGCTAATAACACATCATCGACAGTTGTCTCAAAAGGATTTTGTCTACTTCCTACAGGAATATACGTTATGCCGGTTGTTGTTCCGGTAGTGGTTGTCAGTGTTGTAGTAAAATCAAGGATGTCATACAACTTAATGCCTGTCTGATGACCACTACCGTCAAACACAGCAGAACCGCCCCAATATAACTTACCGCTCTCAAATGTTAGCCCGTCAGTGTTTCCTGTGGCAGTTACTAGAGACACATCATAAGTTGATGCTGTCCATTGGCCTGCTATAGCATTTCTAGCCTCGACTAGAGTGAATTCCGTGACGTTAGAAGCGGTTCCTGTAACAGAGGATACTTTATATATGCCTGCTTCACCTCCCAATGCTCCATTACCTGAAGTTCCGTCAAATGTACCTGTCACACTGATTATTTGGTTTACAGTGAGTGTGGTTGCATCACACGTAAATTGTCCAGAGGTACCACTAATAGCAACTCCGCTTAGTACTGCTCCAGTGTAACCTGTTATAGTGCCATTTCCTCCACCAACAGCTAATGCGCCTACAAGGGCATGAGCATATACTGTGCCATCGCCGATAAGGTTAAATGCATCAAAGGTGATGTCTCCAGTAGTGCTTGCTATGGCAACATTTGAGCCATATGAATTTACGCCAGAAGCATTGGGCGCACCCAAGAATACTGGACTAGACTGCGTTTCAAATATGAATGGCTTAACATAGAATGATTCCATACTAGCATCTAACTCGACATCGAAGTTGTTTACTGCACTTACAAGAGAAGAGCTAAAGAGTTTTGTTCCTGCTACGCCTATAGTCTCTTTAATAAGTCCTTCGTATCTATTCTGCTGTACTGAAGAAGATATGTCATACGAGTATTCTTGGTAGTAATCGTTATCGTGTATTCTCTTATTTTTGTCGCTTATGAAAGATGATGATGTCTTCCATGTTCCTTCAGTAGATCCTGTTCCTAGTACTCTCACGTTTGCAGTCGCAACTACGTTTCCGTAAGAAGAGCTTCCTATCTCGTCGCACACAATATTCACTGTCTCACCGTCAGCGAATCTATAGCCGGTGTTCTCTAATTTAATGTCTTTAATTTGACCAGTACCATAACTAGCTTGACCACTTATAACAGCGTTGCCGCCCATGGGAAGCGAGTTTGCGTCACGAGTACTACCAGTCACATCAACGAGTAATCCATTGAAGTTAATCTGCTTAGAGTCGTCGAAGTCATAAAAGCTTAACTGACGGAAGTAGAAGTCGTTACCTACTCTCTTGACGAACTTAGCCTTTGCTGTATACGCTATCGTATTACCTTCGGATTGAGTGAGAGTAGGCTCACTCGCATAATTACCAGTGCTATTTGATACTATGATCGACGTAATATCGACATTGGCTATATTTTCAACTCTTCTTGCCTGTGTTATCTGGTCGTTAATACTGAATGATAGATTAACAGTACTTGGAAAGTTAAAGATGATATCTTTCTTATTGAACTTTAATATGCTAGAATTTTCTATATTGGAGTATACGTCATTCTCGTAGTCTATGCCACCAGGCACTAATGTAAGCGAGTCGATTGTACCTATAGTGAATGTGATTGGTGTGAATGCGTCACCTAATGTAGTGCCTATATTCTCAGCACCAGATCCACTCATTCCATAGTCATCATCCCCGCCGAAGTTATCGCCTGCATTGCCTATAGTACCTGCATTCAATACTACTGACTCAAAGTCCCCAACTTGATCTGTGATTAGTGTCACAGTTTCACTGTTAGTAATCGAAGATAGTGTATAGCTAGATGATACATTGTATGCAGAGGTGGTTAAGAAAGTTACTGTCTTACTCGGATCGTGATTAACAATGAACTGAGACTGTGTACCTGAAGTCAATGTAACGAAGTCGTCATAGACTCCTTGTTGAGGTAACAGAACTGATTCGATGAATTCTATCTTACTCGCAGTAAGTACTCCTGCGTTGTACGATGATCCTGCTGCATAGAGCATATATTCAGTCAATGCTAAGAAGTCGTCGTTATCTATGTTCGTGTCGGCATCAATGTCACCAATCTTTCTTGCGCTATATACGCCGTCGATTGTAAGTGTGCTCTTATATATCTTACTAACTTCGCTCAATATAGGATCTGATCCAAGAACAGCTCTATTCAACTCAGTGAGAAGAATATTATTATCGTTGCCTGTATATGTCTTAGCCAGCTCGACAATTCTATCAGCATTATTCATTGTCTTGATATACAACAAAGGATGTACATAAGCAATGACGACAGCAGAACCTTTCATTCCGCTTGCGACTGCTGTAGCACCAGTAGCTGTAGTTACGATATTCGTTCCATAAGCGTTGATTATATCGCCAGTCTTAATCGCTTGAGTATTATCAGACTTGACAATCAATACTTGATTACTGATACCGACATCGTTTGAGGCAGAAGATGTTACGGGATCAGCATAGCCAAATCCACCATCAGCGATCTCGTAGTTTATAGATCCAGTCTCTGCTGTAGACGTAGCAGTAACAAATGCTGATGCATCAATACCAGACTGAGTAGATACGACTTTTACTTTATCGCCTATCTTCTGATCAGGCTGTCTACCCAGACGACTAACAGATATAGAACTCAAGCTGCCTTGAATTAGCTTACCGATCAATGAGTCTACAGTAGCTCTTGTTCTTGTAAGACCGTCATCTGATATAAAGCTGCCGGATATGTTTGAGAGATATATAATAGGCGATAGTGCGCCCGAGAAGTTAACGAAGATTATCTCGTCAACAAATGCTGAAGCAAGCGATACATTACCCGTTAGCTTATCGCCTTTCTGTATAGGATAGTTGTCTATCGTATATACAGGCAACATCTCAAGATACGTATCGCCACCGAATACAGAATCAGACGGCTTTAATATTGCTGTGCTAGGATAGAATACGTCGATATCTTCATCAAAGAATAGTCTGAATAGAAGTCTCAGAGACTCCTCAGAACCCTTTCTCTTGTATAAGTCAGAGATATGCTTTATAATGAAACGAGTATCGACAACAGTATCGATAGGCAAATCAGCAAGATACTTCTTCTTATAGTAAACAAGAAAAGTTGTCAACGTAGTATCGATATCTTTTAGCTTAGGAATATCTCTATCATTCGTCGCATCAAAATGTGTGTAGTATGCTGTAATAAAGTCTACAAGAAAGCTGCCCTCTTCCCGATATATACTAGGAAACTGAGAAGCTATATCTGAGTAGATGTTATCATTTATTGTAAGACTCATATATTAGACTACCAATGGAGTTGCTGTTACTGTGACATCTTCTGCTCTAATCGTAATGATACGATCTTTAGGTGGTTTGACATCTTTATTAACACTGCTCACAGTGAACTTGATAGCCTTTCCTACGTAAGAACTCACATTCAAGTTGATTAATCTTACAGCGCCAGTAGCATAGTTTATAGTGCCGACAGATGATTTAAACACAGTAGGAACATCACTGTTATCTGTAACAAGCATTAAATTGCCAATACCGTCATCTTGTATAATCACGGGCGTGCTATCTACTGTGAACTG